GTAAACTTGGTAACGTCCTGCAAGAGTACCAACTCTTTCAATACCCATGTTGTATTGGTCTTGCTCAGGAGAAGCATTTGATACGTGGAAGTATTCTAAATCGTCAAAGATAGCAGAGATTTCAGAAGAAACAACAATCCAGTTAGCTCCACCTCTTAATGTAGATTTGTGGATTTGAGCAGAGATTTGGTTAATCGCTGTAATAAGCGTTTGGTTCCAGTCTTTTTGAGTATAAGGAACAGCAGAAGAACCTAAACGTTTCCAACCATTGTAATCCCATCTCAAGTTCCAAGCAGCACCTTTACGTAAATCTCTTAAGATTTCACGGTCAATTTCTGCCGCCACTTGCTCAGATAATAAAGCTGTTAATTCAGCTTCAGCATCGATGTTGTGGAATGCAGCAACGTCTTGTGCCATTTCAGGAGACCATTGTGCTCTTAATTTTCTTTCTGTTACAGAAACAGTAACTGACATAAGGTCAAAAGAAACCTCACCAATTTTATCTTCAAACTCTAAGTTTTTGTAGATTTTATAAGATGCGGTGAATGCAGCATCATTAGCAGTTGAAGATGAGAATGTTGAACCTGTGTAACCGTCCATTGAACCACCACAAGTAATACAAACTGGTACTTGTAAGTCAACCTCTAAGTAGATTTTACCTTGAGCATCACATACGTTGTCATATTGACCACCTCCTGTTTTACTATCAGGGAATACTAATGTAGAGTTATTATTTCCGTATTCAACAATACCTTTACCATATTTTTGAGTTACAACTCTAAATAAATAAGGGTTATTTACGTTAGCCGCAGTTGTTGGGTTACCAGCAGCGCCTTTAATAGTTAAATCAGCTAAGAAAGATTCGTTATCCATTGGTTGACCGTCAGGACCGATTAATTTACCTGCTCCATCAGATGCGAAACCTGACATAACGATTAATACTTTTCTGTAATCAGATGTTCCATATCCTGAAACAACTAATTGGTCTCCAGCCCACGCAACAGTTGCAACAGACGCAGTAATAGCGGAAAATTGTCCTTTTGAATAGTCATATAAACCTGGTGGGTCTAAAGCTGGTTCATTACCTTCATAGAATCTGTCATAAAGGTCTTTTGTATTATTGTAGTCATATCCACTGTTTGGTGTTTGACCTTCAGTTGCATTTGGTGCTCCGTAAGGTGCGTAGTGAGCTCCCGGAGTTTCGTATGCTTGAATGTTTGGTACGAAGTAGAATAATTTACCAATTGGTAAGTTCATTGCTTGTACTGAAACGATGTCGTTAGATAATAATTTAGAGAATACTCTTCTAACGATTGGGAAAACCACTGTTTCAAATGCACCTGTATCAGATGTAGATGATGCTTCGTTAATTAAATACGATGCTTGGTTTTCATATAATTGTGCAACGTTTTCTCTCATGTGACCTTTAAGACCCTCTAAGAATCCTAATTTATCCCATTTGTTGATTGTGTCTTCTTTGATAACTTTAAGGTGTTTTAACCCGATGTTACCAACTAATCCTGATTCTAATAATGCTCCCATTTTAAAATATTTTGTTTTTGATTTTTATTTATTTATTTTGATTACCCTAATTTACTCATTAAATCTTTCATTCTAAGGAATTGAGGATTTTCATAAGTTTTTGATTCAAGTAGAGTAGTCGATGAACCTGTAGATACTGTTTTTTGAATTTTGTTTCCTACTGATTCACTAATTGATTTTTTAATTTCTGGTTTAGATAATTCACCTTTAATTGACTGATAAAGATTTTTAGATTCTTTTAAAGTTTCAACATCGTCAAATCTTCTTAAGATATTAATTTTCTCTTTTTTAGTAGTCGAATGTTCAGTGAACAATCTTGTTGCGTAAGCTAAGTTTGAATTAAATATTGCAACTTCATTAAGTTTTTCTCTGAAAACATTTAACGCTTTTCTATACTCTTCATTTTTCTCTCTTAACAACGAAACTTCTTCAGTAGATTCTTTATAAACTTTATTACGATTTGGTGTAATACCTTTTCTTAATCCTCTACCTTCTTTGGAACCCATTCCATAAGTGTGGGCAGCTTCTTTAGTTTCCTCTTTTTCAAAAGCTTTTCTTTTTAAAGTGTCACCTTGTTTAGTAGTGTAATCTTTATCACCTTTAAAGGTTTTAGATTTATCACCCTTATTCATTCCGTAATCACCTTCTTTTGTTTCTACCTTAACAACTTTGGATTTTCCCCCCATATTTGCCCCTGCTTTGTATTCGAATTTAGGTTTACCTGTCCCTACTGATTTAGGCCCTTGTTTTCTTTTTTCATTGAATCCTCCAGCCACTTTTTTAATTTCAGTTTTACCTGGTCCATTTCCAATTCCAACACCTTTAGGTTTGATTGTTGATTTCGCTTCTCTCACAGCTCTTCTTGAATTGTAAGACTCTTCTAAATCCTCTTCTTCGTCGTCCATCATGTCATCTTCAAATTCGATTTCAAACATAATTTCTTCATCATCTTGGTCTAAATCGATGTCATTCGTACTACCACCCGCAAAAATCGCATCAAGTACGTCATCTGTAGTTTGGTCATCCATTTCACCTAATTCATCAAATTCCATGTCGTCCTCTTCGTCTAACATTTCCTCTTCTTCTTCAGATTCCCCAAGTTTAACAAGATACTCAGAGTCATTATCGTTATCAGTTAAATGAATGTCATTACCGTCTTTTTGAACTATAATACCATCTTTTTCACCCATAGCTTTAAACACTTTAAGAATTTCTTCGTCAGAAGCTCCTGTTAAGTCAATTGGACTTTCATCAGAATCCATGTCCATGTCAAAATCCATGTCCATATCATCTTCATCTTCGTCTTCATTATCAATGTCCATATCTAAGTCGATGTCTTCTTCATCAGAATCCATATCGTCTTCCACATCCATATCTAATTCAATCCCGTCTTCTTCTTGTTCAGAAAGAGATTCTTTTACTAGCTGATTGATTTCTTCCTTCATAGTTGAAGCAAGTATTCCTTTTGCGTTTTCGGCTATAGCTTCTTCAACTTGTCTCATTTGAATAAGTGCCTCCTGTACTAATTTATTATTTTCTTGCATGAAAAATTATTGTTATTTTCATTATAAATATTACCAAAAACAAAAAAAGTTTATTTTATCTAACTAATAGACAAAATAAACTTTAATTTAGTGCAAAAAAAAGTAGTCGAATACGACTACTTTTTGTTTATTGATGATTAAATCAGTTATTGAATAACCTCATCAATTTTACTTTCAGAGACTGCGGTTATTCTCCACTCGTGTGTGAACCCCTCATATTTTTTTGTAACCTTGGCCTCAACATCTGTTACTGAATACCCTTCTACAAGTTTTTCTTCTCTGATTTTTCTAATTTTACCTGTATTCTCATCAGGTAAGTCGTACTGAATTTTTGCTACGAAATACTTTTCTTCCATGTGTTTTTTATTTTCCTAAAAAGTCGTTTAATTTTTTCATTAAATCAACTGACTTCTCAACATAATCGTCTTTTTGTTTATGTTTTTTTTCTTCGTCTAAATTTTCCTCATATTTTTCTCTATCATCCGCATTTGAAAATAAATAAGCTCCCGGTGTGGACGGTGACGATACTAAGTCAAAACAGATTAATTCAAAATCTTCCTGAACTTCATTTCTTTCTCCAACTTTTTTTAACGACCCAACCCCTCTTGATGATATACCTAAGGTTACTCCTTGTCTCATTAAGTTCGCTGCTATATCCCCTTTTGTGGATACAACTCCTGATTCGTGAAAACCCGGAGAAGTTAATAATTTTAGTTTTCCCATTAAAATATTTCGGTCCCACCATATTTCAGTGATAATATGGGATACTCGGTCTAAATCGATTAAAGATGACTCAGGGTGGTTTAATTCGGATGTTGATAAACCTTTGTTAATTGTTTTTTGATAATTGTCCGCTTCTCTTCTTAATATCTTTTCAGGGTATGAACGACCATTTCTATTTGGTGTATCGTATTTTTGTAAAACAGCATAAAATTCAAATGGGTTTCTATAATCCATGTCTTTAGCTTCTTGTAAAACTTTTTCATTATGTTTGTCTTTAGGAGACACCCAACCGGCATCCGCTTCAACTAATATACCATGTCCTACTTCAGTCGCTTCTAATATTCTTAATTGTTTCATTAATTCTTTTTAAGATAAATATATCGATTATGGTACTTTACAAGGATTCCTCTTTTTTTGTAGTAGAAAATTCAAAATATTTATTGGTGGTAATATTATTATTAAAGATTGATTGGACAATATTTTTTACAGAATTTTTAATTTCTACGGATTTGAAATCAAATTCATTTGTGGTATATAAATTTATTTCTAAATTAAAAAATGATTTTTTTCCATGAGAAATGCCACTTGTCCTTAAGTCTAAATCAACAATACTTTTATCTTGGAAGATATTGGTATCAATTGATTTATAGACGGAATGTTTTATTTCTCTACTTAAATTAGAAACTATCCGATTCCAATTGTCATATTCATCTTTGGGGTTTACCCATGATTGAATGTTTATGTATATTGATTTTAAATTTTTCGAATCTACTGTTCCGTAAACCGATTTAATTGGAGCGTATAAGTTTAATTTTACACTTTTTCCTTTTTTCATTAATGTTTTTCATTATAAATGTTTATTGATTATAGTGAAAATATAAGTTAAATTATAATTGATGTCAAAAAAAAAGTGTTTCTACTAATTGAATAGTAAAAACACTTATCTTTTTTGATAAAATATGTTAAATTAAATAGATTCTTCTAAACTTTTAAGTTTTAAAAAATTCATTTGGTCGAACTTTTCATCCCCCAATCTATCAATTGTTTCGGAGATTTTTGTTTTTATTTCAAACTCTTGTTCCTTTTCTAAAATCACTTTTAATTTACTAATAGTGGTTTCACGTAAAACTTCAAATTTGGTTTCAAGTGATTTAGTATCTTCGGATATTAGTTGGAAAAATTCTTTTTTTGTTGTTTCATCTAAATTATCAATATATCCTCTTAATGTTTGGTTAGCAATACTAACCATTGATTTAATTGGTATATTAATTGACCCTTTAACTACTTTTTTATTTTCTTTTAAAACATTAATTATTTGTTTCTTAACTGTTAATCTTTCGATTAAGTCCAACTTATTGGAATAAACTAAAGTATCTAAATCCTCGTAATTATTTTTAACGGATTCAATTAATGATTTAGGTAATTTTATTGTCGGTAAAATTTTATGTAACAGATTAATACCTTCTTCTAAGAATTCTTTAGCATCCTGTTCAGATAAACCTTGAGGAGTACTTAATTGGTCATATAAAGCATAGGCTTTCGACATAGATTTATTGTTCAATACATTATGTTTGAACTCTCTTAGAGATTTTTTAAAATCTTTCTCGTCATTATATGACTCAAGTAGATTTTTTTCGATTATGGATTTTAGGTTTCCGAAGGTCATTATATGTAATTTTATTAAATAAATATTAGGAATTTAGTAACTTATCCAATTCTTTTGAAATTTCTCCTAAAGATTCTTGTCCATGACCTAAATTAATCATTTGAGCCCCTTCTATTAAGTTATTCTCAACCAACATATTTAAGTTATTAATTCGAGATTCCGGGGTTATTTCCGCTTCTCCTCCGACTGGTGGAGGTGGAACTGTTTCTTCCCCTGCCGGTGGTAATTCTTCGCCGCCTAAATCGGAGGTTTCAAATTCTCCCCCGCCAAATGATGGAGGTGGTTCAGATGTTTCAGTTGAAGCTGTTTGGGTTCCTCCTGAGGTACTACCATAAAGTTTATCGATATTATCAAATAAACCTGTTTTAGTGATAACCGTAGCAGTTGCCTTAAGCTCTTCCCCTACCGCTCTTTCAATTCTTTGTTGTTGTAAATCCAAACGAACTTCTTCATCTGACCATCCAAAAATATGTTTCTTAGCCCATGTTGCTGAAGTCGCTTGAATACCATTTCCTGGGTCCGCAACTAAATCTTTGTATAATAAAACTTTTTCTTTCCAAACGTCAATTTTTAATAAATCTGCTTGGGTTGATGGATTACTTAATCCTAATGTGAAATTATCCAATTCGTCTTCAAATCCTAATAAAAATAAATGGACGATTGCAATTTTATTTAATTCTGCAACCATACTTTTTTGAATTCTATTAATTGTTCTAGCAAAACGAATATCTTGTAAAGATAAATTTTTACCATCTCCTACAACTTCTTCAAAACCTAAAAATGCTTTAGGTACACGAAGAGCTGTTAATAGTTTCTTTTGGATATATTCAATATCGGCAATTTCTGAAAGGTTGGTCGCCCCTGGTAATGTAGTAATCGGGTCAGGTGCTGAAGGGTCTCTAACTGGGATGAAATAATCTTGGTCTACCGCCATTTGGTTAAACCTCATGTCAACATTACCTGTTTTATTATCTACAACCTGTTCTCTTTTAAATTTATTTGCAACTCTTTGTACGTATGCCTCGACATCGTCATCGTTCATATTACCAACAAATACTTTAAACATTCTTCTTTCAGGTGCTCTTGATGTACGATAAATTAACATCGCATCTTCTGATAGTAATAATTGTTTCCAAATTCTTCTTGCTTTCTCTAACATAGAAGTACCATAAGGAAGTTTTCTGTCGTCACCTAATAATCTAAAATGACCAATTTCCCATGTTTGGAATTCCATGTTTTTAATCTTCCAAGTAAAATGAAGAGATTTTTTGTCTTTATCTAATTCTTTAGTTATGTCAGTCGATATTTTTGCACTTACCCCTACTTCATGTCTTTCAATCTCGATTGTTGGTAATTGTTGAACACCTACAATTCCTTTTTCAGGGTCTAATTTTAAAAAAATAAAGTTATCACCATACTTGCAAGTGTTTCTTGTCCACATTGGTAGGTTAGTGTTAATGTCAAGTGAGTTATTAAACAAGTCGGCTAATACCCCTTTTATTCTGTTTGACTCTGAATAAATTTGTAATATAAACCCATCTTCATTTGTTGTGGTTGATTCTTCCGCATAAATGTCTAACGCTGCTGATATTTCAGGAGTGTTATGGGAAAATATAGTATCTGTTGCAAAGTTTTTATATCCGGGAACTGTTAAATCATAAACAGGAATAACTCCATTAGGTTCTATTGACACTATTTTATGATTCAAATTAATTGAAGACCCCACACTTTTTGACGTAGAGTATTTTGATTTTTCAATACCATAAGCGTCGAGGAATGTTGACCAATCTTTGTAACCGGAATTTGTAATATCTCTTTGTAATTTCCTGTATGAAACATTCAACTTTAAAGATGTTTTTTTCAAAGATTTCTCAATTCTCGCCGTTTCAATGATATTGTCAAAAGGTATCGAAAAATATGCTGGATTTTTATTACCTTTACGTTTTCCACCCCAAGTCATTTTACCTTTACGTTTGGCAACTTCAGACATTTTTAATCTATACTCAGGATTAGACCATAATTTTTCATTATTCAATCTTGCATGATATGCTCTATGTTCTGAAATATCCATAATTAATAAATTTTCAGGAAGATTATTTTTCCCATTAAAATCAATATGGTGTACTTCTTCGTTGTCTTTTATTTCTACTTCATTATACCATTTTGCAATTAAACTATGTTCTGATACCCACCCATGGTGTCCTTCATCTTTATTGCAAGTGTAAACCCAATTATAGTTTTGGTTATTATAAAATGATTTACGATAAAACGGCATCATAGAATCCCCGTCTTTGAGGTTCATAACTCTCTCAAATGACCCATCTCTTTTCATTAATTGGTGTTCCCATGTTGTGATAATAAATGAACCATCGTCAAAAATAACTTTATATGTCATTTCATCTCGAGTGTAATGTGCATTTCGAGCCTTTGAGGGTACGACTTTTTTCAAATTGTGGTCATACGAATAAGTGATAAATTCGTAATCTCTGCCTTTGTCAGCAAGTTCTTTTATGGTTATAAAACCATCAGGAGTTGCTATTTTTGTGTCTCCGGCGATGCAATATTCCATACTTTCATAATCGTATTGTGCCGATAATCTTGACGGTTCATAATATATTGCCTGAGAATATAAATTATTCTCAACTTTTGCCCATTGATTGGTTAAATAAAAGGTTTGTTGCGCCTGTAACTTTTCTTTCTCGTATTCTTCTTTACTTTTGGTACGTAGTAATTCCTTTTTATCAAACTTAAAAGTTGGATAATCTTGGTTTAATTGAGAATTAGGCCCAAATGTTTGGGATAATCTCTGCCATACCGTCATATTATTTTGTTGTTCGCTCATGATTTAAATTTACTTATTTCCTCAGTAATATAAATAGTATTACCCGCCAAATAACCACCCGTATTTTTGATAGTCTTCTCTCGTTGACCCCTGATTCATTGGATGTTGTCTACCCATTTGAGGCACCATCGGGTTAAAGAATTCTGAGGAGTTTTTATTTTCAGTCACAGCTGTCGACCAAGAGTTTAACATTGCTCTTGTGTGATTAGTAACTTTTTCTAGTGATTGGAATGATTTCTCAGCAACATATATTGCCATAGCAATACTCATTATACAATCATCGTGATGCATTTTTTGGTGGTCAGGTCGTCCATTAATATAAACAAATGTGTTCATTTCATTATACAAACGACTCGAATAAATTCTAAACTTATGTCTCATCGCTTCTTCAAACGAGGCTATAATTTGAACCCTTTTTGAGTTAAAGTTAATTCCCGGGATTTTTTCATTTATTTTTGGGTCGTATTTCCATTTATTGGTCATATCAACACCATCAACATATAATCCACCTTGGTAATTCATTTCTTGGAGTTTTCTTGCGGTTGCAACTCCCATACCACCAGTTAAATCAACAACACAAAAGGCGCTATACATGGTTCCCCATTTATAAGCTATTTCTGCCAATACATCTGGTGGAATTTTTCCAACATATTCCAATACTTGTTCACGGGCGTCAAAATCAATTATTTCAATACTTGAGAAATCTTCGGAATCTCCTCGAGATACATCAACACCCATTACATATTTATGACCATTTTCCGGTTCTTTCCATATCCAAAGACCTCCACCCATCATTTTAGCCTGCGGGTCTTTAACTTGGTTTTTAGAAATATCTTGCATCATATCCGAATCAAATACATTATCTCCGGAACCTAAAAAGTTACATTCTAACTCTTGTGCAACTTTACGTCTATCATATTTTAATTTCTTAACCATCCCTTCAAACCATGATGAACATGGTTTATACCCTTGTTCTATATAGTTTGTCACTATTGAATGGTCTCTTTCAAATGGGTTAGGCGTTGATAGGTTAATTACAACCTCATCAAGATTATATTCTTCACGATTTAATAAGAAATGGACTAAGTCATTTGTTTTCACCATATATAAATCTTTTGTATATCGTGGGTCACGATGCCAAAACATTTCAGTCACTTTGAAGTCATTCATACCTCTAAGTGATTGGTCATAAATTTCATAGTAGATTGGGTCGTATCCGTTAGGTGTGGAAACAACTATAACCTTACCCCCTGTGGATAAGGATGCCATACAAGCAGCCCAAAAATCTCCATCCGCCTCAATATAAGCCGCCTCATCAAATATCAGAATAGTTGGGGTATAACCCCTAAGAGCATCTCGAGAGGTTGCAACTGCTTTAACTTCACATCCATTAGTTAGTTTAAAGTGACGTTGAGCATTTTTTTCTTGAGAGAATCCAACACCAACCCACGCGGGCCATTGTTCAGTAAACCCTCTAACTTTATTAGCCATCTCCACCGCAGTATCTAACTTGTTGGCAATGATTAATATTTTTTCAGGTTTAGTTTTTTTTGCAAAGGCCAATTTTTTTGATGCCCAAGCGGCAGTTACGGTCGATACACCCGCTTGTCGATACTTTAGTGCAACATTTTCATTGTGATTATCATAATCCTCAATAAGTGTAATTTGGTCGGGGAATAGGTCTAACGGTACGTATTTTGAGACCGTATTATCGTATGTCTGTAAATAAGTACGAAGTGCGTAGGGAGTATTCCTCATGCACTTCGTTACTTCAATAATTAATTGTTCTTTATTCAAGAGTTGTTTTTTGGTTATTTAGGTCTCGATATACCTAAACTACCCAAGAAATCATCTAATCCATCGTCGTCATCTTCGTCATCAGATTCAATCCCTTCTTCTTCTTTGTAGTTTTCAAACTCTTCTTTCATTTTAATAGCCTCTTTCATGATTTCTTTAAATCTTGAAGTTGCTTTTGATACTTTTGAAGAGTCTTCAGAGATTGCATTTCCAATAATGTCTAAAAATTCTTGAGCTTCAATTTGGTATAAAACAGTATGAAACCAGTTTATCAAACCTTTATTTTCAGGTTCGTATATATCATCAGGTAAAGCAAACCTAATTCGTTCAACAATTTCAGGACCGATTCTTAGTTGCATTGGTTCATTACTCAATACATCTGTTTGTCCCATAACTTTTTGAGCCATTTCAGGGTCTTTTGGTAATCCATGTCTACCTTTGGCTTCTTCTAAACCTTTAATAATTTCATGACATAAAATAGGGAAAATCATACCAAATGCTTTGATTACAGTATCAGGAGTTTCTTCCCCTTCTTCTCCTTCTTCACCATCTTCATCATCATTACTACCTAACTCAACTTTACCTGCAACTCCTTGACCTGTTTGACTCATCATTTCAATCATTTGTTCCATACTAAAATATAGGAAGTCATTAATTGCCATAATCCCTAAATAATCTCTATAAAGAGATGGGTCAATTTCATCAAGTCTTGCCTTAATATCCGGTTTTTGGAACATATAATGTCCTTTCTTTGCGGCACCTTGAATAATTGCGTTGATGATATTTCTTTTATGTTTTTCTAATTCAAAAATTTCATCCTTAGTTAAATCCTCAACCTCAAAAGATGGGATTTCAATTCCTTCTTCTTTTTCTTCTTCATCCTCCTCTTCCTCTTCAGGTTTCATTCTAAAGTTTGAAGTATCTATTGGTTCTCGATTTAAATAAGCTTCAATTTTATACCAATCATCAGGAACTTCAGATTCTTCTAAAGATGCATCAATAGCCAATTGTTCTAACTCGTCTCTATGAGCGGCCTCAATTCTCATGATGTTTGGTAATTTTCTCATCATTTCTTGGTATATCATACCTTGAGTTTGTTGAGAACTTAAATTTTCAATACCTGTAACTTCACTTAATTTTTCCGCAACTTTTTGGAAACGATTACTAATTAATCTTTGAACATCACCTTCTTTCTTTTTCATTGCAGGATTCTGAGCGTATAACCCCTCAGGACTTGCAAGTTTTCTTTCCAAATTTGGGTCCATTCTTTCAGGTCTATTCCCGTAATCTAATTGTTCTTTAATTTTCTTTGCCATTATTATTTTTCTAAGATTTGCATAATTACATCCATGATTTTATCTTTAGCTTCTTCCGGAGAAGGTCTATTAGCCTTTGGGGCTGGATTAACACCAGGGTTTGGATTTTTACCCGGATGACTTGGTCTTGTTCCCGGTTTTGTTGTCGGTTTCACTCTTGTTGGTGCAACTTCAGTATCTCCTTTAGCTTTTGGGGCTGGATTAACACCAGGGTTTGGATTTTTACCCGGATGACTTGGTCTTGTTCCCGGTTTTGTTGTCGGTTTCACTCTTGTTGGTGCAGGTGCCGTTTCGGCCTCTGTAAGATATTTAACAAGTTCACCTTTAGTAATTCTTGGAGGTAAATTTCTCTCTACTATTTTCATAATTTCATTTTCAAGGAACAAAGATACAACATTTTTTCCTTCCCCCAACTGTTTTTTTACAGATTGTACACATCTTTCAAATTTTCTTGTTTTTTTTGGACCAACTTGTGCATGACAAATAGCCCATGGGTTTGATTTTCCTGTTTTTTCAGTTTCAAAAATACCCATTCCATCGTCGGTCGCATCAGGGTCTTTAGTGACATTAAGAGTTTCATCTTCTTCAATTTCCCCTTCCGCTGCAACCGCAATTGTTTTTTTAGTGACAGGGTCTGTTTTAACAGCGTAACCTTTAGGTGCTGAAGGTAAGCTCCCCCCTTGAGGTCCTATCTCGTATTTTGTAGTTTGTTTTTGAACTACTTGTTCATTCACAAGCTTACTGTGTAACACATTAATTTGAGATTCAGTTAAATTACTGACAGTTTTTGACGATAGTCCTTTTTCAATAAGCTCTAATGCTTTCGTATTAATTTTCATAAATAACTTTCTTTTCAAATTCTAATAACAAATCTTTTTCATAAAGTTTGTCTTTTATTTCTTGTTCCGGAGTTCCGAATCTAAATACCATTCTTTTTTTGATATTATCATCGTCCGATTCCCAGGCTAATGCGATAACATCATCCATTGCATCTGTTATGGAAAAAAAATCGGAGTTTTGAATCAATTCCAATTTTACATCAGTATCTCTCAAAACTCCTACTTTTTTAATATATTTTAAATCAGGTGGTTGAGGGTATCCATTAGATGGACGATTGTCCCACGATTCGCCCCACACATCCAAATTATTAGAAAATATGAATTCGTAAAGATTGTCTCCTTTATAATTAGGACCTAAACCATTTACGTAAATCAAATAGCTCATGATAATAACCCTTCAGGTGTGATTTTAATTTCTTTTCCTTTATTTTCAAAAATTAAATTATTTTTGTTTGTTTTCCCAATAATTTTAGCTGATGAATTTTCTTCTAAAAATTTTTGAGAAGCTAATTCTTGTTCAATAGTTTCTGTTAATTTAATAACCGATTTCATTTGTCTTCTAACATCAGTAATTGATTTTGTTTTTTTCGATGCAGTTTTCTGTCTATTTTCAACAATTTCTTTTTTAGAAACTTCAAAATATCTTGACAATACTTTATCTACTTTGGATTCTCCAAAGATACTATCAAAGATTGCCCCATTACCTAAACTAGGTTTTTTAGTTCTAACTTTGAATGGTTTTCCCCCTGATAATTGTTTATATCTATTAAACCATTTTTCACCTTGGTCTCCATTTCCAAACCATCTAGTATCACCGTGTTTTTCTTTAAATGAAGGAAAATCATGAACTTCTTCTTCATCATAATCAAAGTCAAAATCACCACTATAGTTAACATCATCATTGTCATACCAATTCTCATCATCAAATGAACCAAATTTATTGCCTTTACTTGACTTACGAGTATATGGTTCACTTATTTCATCAGAATTTATATCAACACCATCATAGAAAAACTCATCCAATTCACCTTCCATTGGAATGTCCATGTCAGATTGAATATCTTCAACTTCACTATCATCAGTGAAATCCTCACCATCCATGTCATCTCCACCTAAATCTTCAGTTTCATCTTCAAATTTAGATAAAATATCTTCTCTATCTTCTTCACTTAATTCACTTAAATCAAATGAAGATAGTACCATATTGATAACATATTTAATATTCTCAGAAGTCAAACCTTCCTCACTTTCTAATGTTCTGATTTTTTGAGTTAATTTACCTGTTAACTTTTGGATTGTTTTAAAAGTTACTTGTCCGTTAGAACCACCCTCATCTTCAATATCCGTATCAACATTAGTATCGATTTCAGTGTCTATACCCATATCATCTTCCATACCCATATCATCTTCCATACCTATATCATCCATTGGGGATGGAGGTAATTCCGGTGTCGGAACCGATGGTGGTGCAGAAGGGGTTTCAGCAGGTGACGGCATATCCATTTGAGGTTTTGGGGTTTTCAAGGTGAATTTTTTTTGTTCACCATAAAGAGACAAACCTTCTTCATTTTCATTAAGTCGATTTAACTCACCCGCAACAAGATTTAACCTTTTGAATGCTTGAGAATATGAAGAATAGTATTTTCTATTTTTCATCGGCTCAATATAATCAGTTTCAGATTCTGAAATTGTTTTTTTAATAATATACCCTTGTCTCTCTTTAACAATTTCATATTTATTACCATCTGCAAGACCAATAGAATATTCTGATTTCGCAGTTTCATTTATACGGTTTGGTATTACTTCGTTAAAACGAGCAATTTCCATTATTCTTTTTAGTTTTTGGTCCCCTGTTAGTTTTTCACTACCAATTGGTTTTAAATTTCCCATCGTATATTAATTTGTTTTTGTTTTTAATTATTTAGTCCGTTAAAACCTCCAAGAGCGATTGCACTCAAATCGGTTACGGTATTCCCTGTAAGACCTGTTGATGTCGACATAGCAACTGGATGTGGTGCAACTCCATTTGCTGGCCCTCCAACATTAATAGACCCGCCACTAAAATTACCTAATATACCAACTGAGTACTCATATTGAGAATTAACACTAATTTCCGCCATTTTTTTTTTATTTATAAATATATGAATATTAACAATTATTGAAAATTTAGTACCTAATCCTCAATTTTTCTTTCAATAGATAGTTTTTTATCTGTCCCTTTATTAATCGAATCGAATAATTTTTTAACATGTCCTGACCTTCTTAGGTATTTAAACACTAAATTTTCGTAAGATAGTTCTCCGCCATCATCCAATCCTGATTGACGATATTTTTTTAATTTATCTTTAATTGATTCAAGAATTTTAATGTCCCCATTCTCAACGGAAGTATCAATTTTCTCAGTCCAATTTTTGATTTTATCTTCAAGAGCTTTTTTATTTATTTCTAAATTTGTTTTTTTTGGAACATTAATCCATTCATTATTCATAATAGAGTATACTCCTGAACTAATATGGGGTTCTTCGGCGTCTTGAGCATATAATTCCACATCATAACCAAAGATTTTAATGTTATGATTTATATTAAAAAGTTGTTTTTTTAAATTGAAAAGTTCTTTGTATAATTCATCCTCGTCTCCGTATTCATCCATATCCACAATAACATGTAAATCAAAATCTGAAAATTCAGACCAATTAAAATTTGATAATGAACCGGTTAGAACGACATCTTCAACAAATACATTATCACCCAAATAATCTACAAACTCTTCGGCGATACGCTCAAGGGCTTCTTTAACCTTAGGAATCATAGTCGCCTTCTTCGGGTTATCCGGATTTTCCCATACTTTTGGGTTAAGGGTTTCTTTAATAGAAAAACTATTAAGTATTTGTTGGAATTTACTCATTATTATAAATACTACGCTTTCTTATACTTGTAGGCTTTTGATATTTCTGTTACAAAAAATTTTCCTTGGGATTCTGCAGCCCTAAATTTAGTGTATGTTTGGTGTGGAACTTCATCATACTCATACTTCAATCCATTGTTAAATTCAACAACTAATTTTTTTGTTTCAGTATCGTATTCTGTTCTTTTAATGTTTGACGATTTAATTTCATTAATAATCTTCGTCCCCTTGATTTCCTCTCTCGTAATCCCCATCGCTTAGTGGTGTTAGTTCGTTTATGTTTTGTAATATAGGTGTTAAATAACTAGTGAAGTCATTCCAATCTACATCAAAACCTAAGTCTTTTACCTGTTGAAATAAAGCTTTTTGTTCATCACCAAAATTATGATATAATTTCATTAAACGATTTTCGTAATACGGTGGTTTTTCTAAATCTTTTTCACTCCATCCTTGAGATTGAAAATATTGTCTAATTTCAAGATATAATTCACTTAATCGTTGTAAACCAACGCTACTATTTAAAAATTTTTCAAATGGTTTCATATTAATAAATATGGTGTATATTAGAATAAGAAACCCCACCGGTGAGGGTGGGGTTTGATTTTAAAGTTTTAATTTTTTTAATTCATCACGAATTTCAATTGACCGTTCAAAGTTATGGTCTTTAATTGATTGTTTTAATTCTTCTTCAAGTTTAGAGATAGATTCTTGATTAGTTTCCATTTTTCTGATTTGGTCTCTAATCTCAACCGCTTTCTCAAAGTCTTCATTTTCGATTGCCAACTCAAGTTGTCGTTTTAAACCATTACTACCTTTAGGTGTTTTTGGTTCTGAACTTCTATAGAATGAAGTCACTTTTATCGTACCATCTTCAGATACTCTTGTTTCTGATTTCCATTCCCCTAACTGAGAAGAATCAAACTGAGAGAACATATTATCAAATTCTCTCAAAATGTCATTAAAATTTTTTCTGTTTCCAAACATAATTTTATTTTTTAATTCAAATTTATTTTATACCTTTGTATTATTCAAATAATATACCAAACCAAAAAATATGTCAATATGTCAGGTTAAAAAAAACTTACTGACAATTTGTCTAAAAATTAGGATAAGAATAAAATTTGATACACCTTTGTAAAATAAAATTAGAAACTATGAACGACTTAATGGACGACAACGACAAATCAGGGAACAAAGCACAAAAACAAGCTATGGATACAAACACACCTGTATTAGACAACTTCAGTAGAGATTTAAATAAACTAGCTGAGGCGGGTAAATTAGACCCGGTTATTGGTAGAGATGCCGAGATTTTGAGAATCGCACAAATCCTTTCTCGTAGAAAAAAGAATAACCCTATTATCATAGGTGAACCCGGATGTGGTAAAACCGCATTGGTTGAAGGTTTGGCTATGAAAATTGTGAGTGGAGAATGTCCAAGAAACTTAGTGGACAAAAGAATCGTGAACCTTGATTTAACTTCAGTTGTTGCTGGTACAAAGTATCGTGGACAATTTGAGGAAAGAATGAAAGTGATTATCGAGGAACTTAGTGCTAATCCAAATATCATTGTGTTTATCGATGAGATTCACACATTGGTTGGTTCCGGTAATTCTTCAGGTTCAATGGATGGTTCAAACATCTTCAAACCGGCACTTGCCCGTGGAGAGGTTCAATGTATTGGTGCGACAACTCTTGATGAGTTCCGTAAGAACATTGAGAAAGACGGAGCCTTGGAAAGAAGATTCCAAAAAGTAATTGTGGAGCCATCCACAGTTGAAGAAACAATCGAAATCCTTAAGAATGTTCGTGATAAATACGAATCATACCACAAAGTGTTGTATAGTGACGAAGTTGTGGAAACTTGTGTTAAGTTGGCTGACCGTTACATCACCGACCGTGAGTTCCCGGATAAAGCATTTGACATCTTAGATGAGGTTGGTGCTCGTATGCAAACCGAGATTAAAGTTCCTGATGTTATTGAGGAATTAAAAAAGAAAGCCGCTGAGATTAAGATTGAAAAAATGGAAGTGGTTAAAAAACAAAACTACGAACAAGCAGCACAACTTAGAGATAAGGAGAAAAAGTTATTGATTAAACTTGAGGCGGAAAAAGATAAGTTTGCAAAACAAATGGATTTGGAGAAACAAACTATTGTTCTTGAAACCGTATATCAAGTTGTGTCAAGTATGACTAAAATCCCTGTGAGTAAAATGGATGCTGATGATTCCAAAGCGTTGATGAATTTAGATAAATCAATCATGGGTAAAGTGATTGGTCAGGATGCTGCTGTTGTTAAGATTGCAAAATCAATCAAGAGAAACCGTTTGGGTATCAAAGACCCTAACAGACCTATTGGTTCATTTATTTTCTTAGGTTCAACCGGTGTTGGTAAAACTCACTTGGCCAAACAATTAGCTAAAGAGATGTTTGGAACAGAAGATTCACTTATCCGTGTGGATATGTCAGAATACCAAGAGAAACACACCATCTCTAAATTGGTTGGAGCACCTCCGGGATATGTTGGTTACGAAGAAGGAGGTTTATTAACTGAGAAAGTTAAAAACAAACCATATTCTGTAATCTTATTTGATGAGGTTGAAAAAGCTCACAAAGATGTTTTCACGGTATTACTTCAAATATTAGATGATGGACACGTAACCGATAGTTTAGGTAGAAAGATTAACTTCAAGAATACCTTAATCATCCTTACATCTAACTTAGGTGTTAAGAAATTACAAGACTTCGGTACTGGTATTGGATTCTCTAATAACTCTTACGCCGACGAAGAAGCTAAGAAAGAAATCTTGATGAAAGAGATGAAGAATTTCTTTTCTCCTGAGTTCATTAACCGTATTGATGACACTATTGTCTTTAATTCATTAACTCCTGAAGATATCGATAAAATCACCGATATTGAGTTAAAGAAATTAATGACTCGTCTTGGTGAGATGAAATACACCGTAACCTACGATGATGAGGTTGTTAAATACCTATCTAAAATTGGATACGATGAAGTATATGGTGCAAGACCATTGAAGAGAGCAATCCAAGACAAAATTGAGGATTTGTTATCCGAAGAAGTATTAACCGGTAAAATGGTTGAGGGTAAATCCTACCAAATCAAAATGAAGGGTGAGGACATCACAATTCAGAAAAAAGGAAAATAATAAGAAAGGGGGATGAAAATCCCCTTTTTTTTATATGGTTAATTGTCGGAATATGACTTCCAAATAGTCCTTGTAGTTGATAATGGTTCTATGACAATATCAACATCTAAATTATATGAATTTTGGAACCATACTGCAACCATCTCTTTAGTTTCCAACCACGGTTTATTAAACATTTTCATAATGAAAGTTATAATACTATCATCAAGTCCGAGTCTACCGTATTTTTCATAATATTCCATAACAACATCACCATTTTTCATAAAATAATAAAGGTCAGGATAATCAACAGAAACTTTGTGTTTTAACCCTCCATATTCATCTTCCAACCACTTGTTGATTAGACTATCAACCCTATTTTCGTTAATTAATATTTTCATATTAATAAATACCCTAAAACAAAAAAGAAACCATTTGGTCTCTTTTATATTTTAGAAGAATCTGTGATTATATCTTGGAATCTCAACTACTTCTTTGTAGTGTAACTTATTCCCAAGTTTTTCAATCATTTGTCTTCCCATTTCAATCCCTTTGAAAACATCCTCAATCACCACATATTCGTTTGGTGTGTGGTAATCGTAATACCCAATTGAAAAGTTGATACAAGAAAAACTAAATTTACTTCTCAACGCATAAACATCAGTATATGGATGAACCATGTATTGCATATCTTCGTTATGCATCCCTTCGGTTAATACTTGGTCACAAACTTCAAAGAATTCTGACTCTCTATCAAATAAATCTTGACTGAAACATTTTTCGGTAATCATCCAGTTCTCCGGAGCGTCAAATTGAATTCCATAACCAACATTAGTGAAGAATTCAGGGTCAGCCTTTTTGGAACCGTGACATCCGGTTTCTTCAGATACAAAGAAAGTGGCTTTTAAATTTGGTAATTCTTTTAGTAATTTTAAACAAGCAAATACTCCACATTTATCATCACCACCGATTCCGGTTGGTAATCCATGTAAGTTGTAAGCTTTCAACGAATCTTTAATCTCACCTTGAGCATTAGGTAATTGTTCTTCATGAACTATTATATTGTCTAATCTGTGGACTGTGTCAGTATGTGCAATAACACAAGGGAAGTAAAAGTCCTCAGGAAGTGTTTCAAGTTCTTGTTTGGTTGCATAAACATTTTTGTGTTCATCAACATAATGTTCTATATTGTTTTCGGTCAACCAATTCTGTAAAAATTCAACCATTAGGTCTTCTTTATAAGTTACGGTTGGAACACTAAGAACTTCTTTTAGTAATAATATATCGTTTGTCATGGGACAAAGGTAATAAATTAATACATGTCATCCAAATTAAATAAGGTATTTTGATATAAAAAATTGTTAAATTCTTCTTCTTCCAATTCAAGTTTTTTAAATAATCCGGTATCTTTAGTTTTGACAATTAATTTAACTGACATATTACCCGGATTAAACGATTCAATTTGAAAAATAATATTGTCGTCTTTAGGGGTTTCATACCAAGTTTTTAATTTATATTTAGATACAACTCGGTTTCTAAATTCAACAAAGTCTTGAATTGTATATTCTTCGTCACTTTTTTCATCTAATTTTTCAATAATCTTTTCAAATTGTCTTGTAACCTCATTATTAAATGATACTGAATCGAAATATTGTTCATCTTGAAACTCGTAAATTTTCTCATACCAACCACCAGGAGTTGACCCTCCAAAAGACTTATTTATTATTTTTGTAACAATCTCTTTGGCATTAGAATTAAATAAATTTAGTTGTAACGCACCCAAATATAAATCGGCAAGAGTGATTTCCACTTCATCCATATTGTAATTAAGGTTAATACCATTTTCCTCTAACGGTTTATTAAATTCATCTTCGATTGCCTTTTTTGCGACAGTATTCATTTCGTGCTCTTTTTCAGATTGAAAATCCCCGAGGATATAATCAATTTCATTAGGAAATAAATCAAGTAACATTTCGGATAATTCTTGTCTGTATTCTTCACTCTCGAGATTAAATTCTTTTTCAGGTAATATTGTGGATGCGATGTCCTTAAGAGTTTCTTTATTCTCATCGTTCAATTCATAATACACATTGTACCCTTCTTTAAAATCTTGTTCTATTTGATATGAATCTTGAAAATCATATCCATTGTATGAATTAATAGCTTGCATGAACCAAACATCTGATTCGTCCATGTCAATTTCTTCTAAAAATTCTTTATCATCTTCAAATTTAATGGTTATAATAGATTGACCTAAAGGTTCCTTAGTTTGAATATAGTCTATAGTATTATCGATATTATATAACTCGTCAGTACTAATTCTACCTTTAGAAAAATTTCTAAGACCGACAACTAAGTTCTTATCTTCCTCTTTTTCAGTGTCTTGCTCTGTCTGTATGACCCTTCTGATAATATGATTAAGGTCTGATTCAGTTAATTTTATTACTTTCATTAAAATGATTTTACAATAAATACTTTTTTTGTTTGGAATTTCAATATTTATGTTTATCTTTGTACCATAATAATAGGGGGATGAAATGGAATTGACTGACATATCTACTTATTTAGGGCACGTAGTGAGAAGTTTCCTATCACTTAAATCTATGGATGACAAAATTATAAATGGCAACATTTTAAACAAAATGGCTCTAGTAGGTCTTGTACGTCAAGATGAGCTTGTGAACGTAGCGTAAGCAAACACACATTGGGGTCGACGGATATATGTACCTTGCAACAGAAATATCTTAAGGTGTGATACCACCCGAAGAGTGTCAAGGTCTCGTTTGAGGGTCTACCTATTAAAGTGAACCTCCCACAGTTGTAGGTAATGATGGAAAAATTAAAACCTTCTTATTTGTCAGTTGAGAATTAATTGAATAAACGTGTAGACCTAAACACTTAGGATGGACAACACCCGATTTCGAAATCGGCATCTCCACTTTAATAAAAAAAAAATCCATCATATGATGGATTTTTTTTTTATTAATTTTCTAAAATCATATCATTATATCCATTTTTTTTATTTATATTTGCAAGATAAAATATGCGTGAAATGAAAGGTAAATTAAAGAAAATAGATGATAAGTGGGTTGTTGAATACTCCGGTATTTCATATAGTGGTGGCAATCCAAAACAATTAGGTAGTTACACCAAAAAAGTATGTAAAAAAACTTTACCATTACACCCCAATTTTATTACAATGACAGATTATGTTTGGGTTAAAGGATACAAATTTTACGATGGTTATGAAGTTGAATTTACCGAAGTATTGGTTAATTCTATAGGTAGAGAAGTTGACCCAAATAATTTAGGTCAAAATCACTCAAAATGTATATGGTATGCCAGACCCTCTTTATCGGAAAAAGAAGATTTGGGTTATACAACCAAAATGGGAATTGGGGTTAGTGATGAGATGGTTCGAGCAACTATGATTCCAAAAGAATATTTTGGAAAAGAAGAACAAAAACAACATCTAATTGATATGATGAAGGATGATGAAGAATTGGGGTTGTATGAACAAATCGACCAAAATAATCCTGTTACAAAAGGTAGTACTGCTTTAGTAAAAAAAATCAAATTTGAGGATGTCTTCAACGATGAGAAAAGAGAAGGGGTTAAAAGAGTAATTCATCAACATAAAGTTTTAAAAGATTTAAGTTTAGTCAATCCCGCCCATTTACAAATGACAAGTAATGGTCATGGAGAATTCCCTGATAGTTATAAATTAACTGAAAAAGGTATTCAATATATTATTGAACAATTAAATAAAGAGTAAGGAATGGGTGAGAACAAAAAACCAAGAGTATATCATTCAAAAATATTAGAAGATGTATTATCAAACATTACTCCGGAAGAGTTGGAATCAACTGAAATTGAAATGAGAAATATGGGGTATGAAGAGACCTATACCAATAAAGAAATTAGAACTTGGTGGTTAAACCAAACTGAGGGAAGAAGACGAGATATGGTTCGGGAATACTTCAAAGGTGGTAATAGTGAAAGAATCAACACATTATACGGCATTATGCCGGAAGAAATGGAGGAAATATATAACATTAATGTTGATGTTATTATAATGGATTGGGAAGAAATCTTATTTGATTTTATAGATTTTTACCCGTGTCAATTACCTGACGAATTATTTGAATGGTTGGATAATAATTACGAAATACCAAAGAAAAAAAATGGTTAAATGTTATCAACATATTGATACCACATCTGATGAATGGTGTTGGAAATGTCAGGGATTAACCGATAATGAGAGGTTTAATTCAACTAAAATAATAAATAAGATGGAAAAGATTAAAATAATATTCCTTGATATCGATGGAGTTCTTAATGTTTACTCCCACGACCACGATGAGTTTGGTAGTCAATTTCAACCCCAATTTGTTAATAACCTTAAACGAGTTATTGAAGAAACGGGTGCCAAGATTGTAATATCATCAACTTGGAGATATGGTGGATTACAGAGGATGAAAGATATGTGGGAAAAGAGGAACTTACCTGGTGAGGTGATTGATATCACACCGGATTGTACTTACTTACATAATGAAGGTTTATTTGAATGGATAGATGAAGTTGAAAGAGGTCACGAAGTACAATATTGGTTGGATGAACATCCTGAAGTGGAAAGATATGTTATCTTAGATGATGATAACGATTTCTTACCCCACCAACGAGGTAATTTTGTTAGAACGGCAAACAATATCAATCATCCGGATGCGTTGGACATCGGATATGGATTAACGAATGAATGTACAAACAAATCAATTAGAATATTAAACGTGTAATAAGATGATAACAAAAGAAAAGTATTTAGATTTAATTAAAACTAAAGAAGTGGTAGAAAATAGAGCGTATGAGGTATCAACTCTATTAAATAAATTAAATTCGTCAATGTGGGGAATGTATTCAGATTCCGGAGAGATGTATTTTTATGATGATTCAGTTTCATTAAACACTCACGATTATTTTAGAGGAAGTTATGATTCAACGTCAATGGACTTTAATTCGGATTATTTGTTTATGTCGGATGATGAAATTATAGAAGATGCTAATAGAATAATTGAATTTGACAAAGAAAAAACTAGACAAATTAAAGAGAATAAAGACAAATTATTAATAGAACAAACAGAAGAAAAAGAGAGAATAGAGTATGAGCGTCTAAAGAACAAATATCATAAACTTGAACCAAATGGAAAATAATTAATATGTTCAAGAAATTATTCAAGAAGTTCTCTGATGTTAAATGTAACCATTCATTTATTATGGAAGAGGTGTGGGACCTTGAGAAAGACCCGGTTTGTACCAAATGCGGTAAACCAATAAGTGAATTAACCCCTAAAGTTAAAAAGAAAAAATGAAAACACACACAAAAGGAAGCGTAATTGTTGAGGAGATTAAAATTGGTGATATTCATTATGAATATGACTATGGTATGGGAATTAAATGTCAAGTAACAACCTTACCAAGAATAAACGAGTCAGGTCAATATGAATGGGAAAGTGAAAATATGAAAACAGGTAAAACAATCAATTATTTGGTTGACCCAAAATATTCACATTACTCCGCAAATCTTTATGATTATGAAGCGTATAAAGTTAATACCTACATATAAGATGAGAGAAACATTTACAATAGATGAGATTAGGAAGTACATCCTATCACAGGATAGTTTGGGAGATGTTCTATACAATTTAAGTTCTTCTAAAATATTTGAAGCAAATGAATTAGAAGATGATGAATTGGATTGGGACGATTTAGATGATAATGAAATTAGAGAAACGTATCGATAATGAAAGAAAAAATAAAATTAAGAATTAATTTATTTTATGTATTTTTGCAATGGTGTTGTTTAGTACCAAGTGAGATTAAAGAACATTGGGATGATATGAATCGTAGATATTATAATGAGACAGACCCTGAAATGTTAAAAATATTTAAAGAATTAGAAGATAAATGGGAAGAGAAAATTGATTAATAATAAAGAAATGGAAAAAGAGACATTTGAAGAATACTTACAGAGATTAAAAGACAGACGCACCGAAGGAGATTACAAATACAGTGATGAGGATTTTAAAAACTACATTTACCATATTATTGATTGTTATGAAAAGAATATTAGTGTTTATGAATGTCTTGAATTTATGTATTTTATAGTAAGAGAGCCCATCCAAGAATTGGGAGTACTGGAAGTACCGATGCCTATATCAAAACAAGAAACACTTCCCGAATTAGTCAACATACCAATGATGGTTAGTATGGATGGGAAAAATTGGGAAAGAAGAAATGTAATTGCATTGTCAAAAGGAATCTATATTACCTCTGAAGGAAGAAAAACGTGTTTACATACAGAAGAGGAATTTGAATCAATCGATTATTGGAAATTTGCTAAACCTATTTAATTATGGTAAATTTTGAAAACTTACAAGAAGGGTGGGTTAAATTTTCACGAATACCTTGTGTTGAAGGATGTATTGATGTTTGGTATGGTGATTGTGCTTATAACCCAAATAGTGAAATTGAACCTCGTTGGAACCTAAACTCATTCACAACATTTATTAGATTAAATGGTGAAGGAGAATGGTTTCCAAACGGATATAGAAAAGGAATTAAAGGGTTTGCCGGAGAAATGGATGAAGTTGCAACATCACAAGAAATTTGGGACGAAATAAGTAAATGCAATGAAGAATGAATAAAGTAAAAATAACAGACATATCACAACTAGTGGAAGGTCAATTAGATATTGATGTTGTTCGTCAATTCTATTTAGAGGTTTTGTATTGTGTTGTGGAGGATTATAGAAGTATAAACGACATTAACGATATTGTTAATGATTTATCACCCCTCCCGGAAAAAAAGTTAGAACATTTCAAAATACATTTGGAAGGTTTTGTTGATGATTTAATTTATGATGGTGTAATAACGAAAGTTCAAAAATGATGAAAGGGATTATAAAAGTTAGAAGTTTTGATTCATTAAAAAAATTGAATTACAAACGAGCAAAAGGGAAAAGTATAAACATTAAATCGTTGGATACCTCAACTAGTGAATCAATTATAACTTTAGAGAAATTAGGTCTTTTAACTCCTGAATTGTTATGGGAGTTAGTTGAAAGACGAAAATATCTCTGTATTGAAGAACATAAATTAGAATGGGTAATACGAGCCAGAGAAAAAAACTTACCTCTATTTGCTGAAGATATAGATAAGTATGTTAATCATTTTTCAGACGTTAAATTAGCGGTTTTAAGAATCCCGTATGAAATAAGAATAATACCTAAGTATAGAACTTACATTTGGAAAAAAGAAATTGGAGAAATAGATGGAAACTAAAAAAATATTGTTTTTGGATAATGATGGGGTAATCTGTCTCTCCAATAATTGGGGTGGGAGAACCAAAAAATGGGATAAGTATAAAAAACTTAATCCCGAGGCGACCAGTGATACTACGGCGCCCGTCGATGTGAGGTTTGATGATTTTGATAAAAAGGCCATCAAAGTATTAAATCAAGTATTAGAAGAGACCGGAGCGGAAATCGTTGTTTCCTCTGATTGGAGATTACACGCAACATTAGAAGAAATCGGAGAATACTATCTCTCTCAAGGAATCTTAAAAGCTCCAATTGCATTTACCAAACGATACATCGGTTGTGATAAACCTGATGAGTTTGAATGGGTTAGAAGAACAATGTACGAACAACAAAGATGTATAGAAGTTAGACAATATCTAACCGACCATCCTGAAGTTACACATTGGGCTTGTATCGATGATTTAGAGTTAGGTGAAAAAGATACTCACGATAGAGAACAAAAGTGGGGTTTATCCAACTTCGTTCACACGCCAAGAATGAATGAAGGAATTAAACAATCAGGCATTAAAGAAAAATTATTACAATACCTGAATGACTGATATTTATCAGTATGATTCAATACTTCACAGAAATCCTTAAAACATTTTCAACAGCCCAACGTATTTGGGCTTTGATTATTTTATGTATATCCGTATTTTTAATAACATTCGGTTCAGATATAATTGACGCGTTAAAACCGGACTTCACACAACAGAATTTGGTAATTAAGAGACAAAGAACTATGATTACATCTCTGAATACCCAATTAGACAGTTTGACCTTCAGAGTTAATGATTTGACTCAAGAAGTGATTGATGGACAATCGGAATGTTCTTATAAAAGGATAGAAAGAGAAAAGGAGATTATTACTCAAATTGATGAGTTAGAAAAGATAATAAGAAATATGAATCCTCGTACAATGGTTAAAAACCCTCGTGTATTGGCAATGAAACGAACTAATGATACTATTGAGGTCGATACAATAAGAGTTATTCCGGATGAAAATACAGAATCAATTATGGAAGATAATACTGAACTCGCAATATCGGCGTTACATGAGTTGAAAAATAGGATTAAAAATAAGAAATATTAATTTATATGAGTCAAGTTAAAGTATCTGCTAAACGACATTTAGCAAAAACAATAAGTTATCGAATAATCAGTACTGTAATTGGTTTTTTAATAATGTGGGTAATATCCGGTTCTATTAAAATTGGCGCAGCCTTTGGAATTGCGGAATTAATTTATAAGCCAATACAATATTATATTCATGAAAGAGTTTGGTATAGATGGATTACTTTTGGTTTGATTAAATCTATTCCGGTTAAGGAAAAAACTAAAAGAGTTTTTAAAAAGACTTATCATACACCACCTTTACAAGAACCAAGAGTTATTAAAGAAGAGGAACAACCAACACCTGAAATCAAAAGATTAACATATAGTAAGAAATCCGACAATTAGTCGGATTTTTTTTTTATCTAATAATGAGGTATTTATTATTATGAATGAATTTAATAAAATAACTCGAACATATAATATCATTTCTGATATGAAAAAAAATAAAGTAACTGAGGCAACCGACATTAATGGTGTTGACGAATTAGTTTACAATCCTGTAACAAAAAAAGGCGGGGAGATAGGATACGGATATGACAATGGACAACGAAAAGAAGGGATGACTTGGTCCGGTCATGAAAATCATTTACACATAGGTTTTACCGACCGTAATGCCGCAATAGCAATCATAGATAAAGCACATTCGATGGGATTAAAAACTACTGAAAACCCATACGCAAAAAAAGACCCTAATAATAAAGTTGACAATGTTCACACAGGGGGGAGTTTACATTACAAAAATTTTCCGGGAACTCCGACAGTTGGGATGGCTGTTGATATTAGTGGTAACCAAATTAAAATTACGGAATTAATTAAATGGATAGAATCTAAATATTCTAAAGAGTCAAGTTCCTCATCAATAGACTCAAAAACCGGGACTGAAACCCCATCAGAAGAAGATGGTTATTTATCAAATTGGGCGGGTAATGTAGCTAAAACGATAATGCCGGTAGGAACATCAATCGATGTTCGTTCAATGGTTGGTCTTAAAGAAGAAATAGATAGGATTAAAAAATTATTATAAAAAAAAACCATCTTTAATGATGGTTTTTTTTTTATATTTAATAATCTATTTTTATTTTAAAAATCTTAACTTATATACTGTGGAAAATATCAGTTCCTGAACTGTATCAATTTGGTTTTGGATGAACGATTCTTTAACACCTTTTCTTGCATTATCAATCATTGTATCTAATGATTTGAAATAATTAATCACTTGTTCAGAACTCTTGTAGTCCTCGGTTTTAATTGAATCGTAATTTTTAATAACATCGTACTTACCTTGGTAACTTTCAATAATACCATCTACCAATGTATCAATCCCTTCATAGTATCCTTGTAATGCCTTATGTTCAGAATACGATTTGGTTTGTAAATGAAAAATGTGAACTTGAGTTTGTGAATGTAGTAATGTTGATACCATATTTTTAAACCCTGAATTACTTTTAGTGTTCGTATTTTCTTCTTTTTTACTTTCTTGTTCACTTAATCTCATTGCCTTAAAGAGCATTTCTTTGGTCATTGTTATTTTATCGTTCATAATTTACTATTTTTGTTTAGCAATAAATATCATTAGTTTATCAATTGTAATAATATATACGATAATTTATATCCGGTGAACGCCCCAAGAGCGGATGGAATTGGGAAAACAATTAACTGTCCCAAATCAGTAACATATTTGGGACGATTAACTATTTTACCCATGAAGAAGTAATAAGTTAAATACCCTAAGAATACTGCAATATCTGCCCTTGTCGAAATAAACACTACAAGCGTAGCACCAAGGAATCCAAATATAAAATTATCTCTTACTCCTTCGAATATTTCACGACGAGTTGCGGTTTTATATTCCTTAACTATTTTCTTAATTTTGGTCTTCCTTTGTTTAAAGAAATTTGGATTTAATTCTTCATTTTCCATCATCCAATATATTAGGGTAATACAATAATGTCGGATTCTTTTTTTGAATGTCAACATCCGGATAAAGTTTACTAAACTCCATCACATTGAATTTTTGAGTGATTAAATGGAACCCATTTTTAGTGGGAATCACTTTTTCAACTTTACTCCCAACTGGCTGAATCTCCATAAGGTCCATGGTAATGTCCCTCAAGAATTTTTTATCCTTAGTGTCGATATCGATAATCCATCTCTTTTCCTGAGTTTTAATTTGTCCAACAACTGAATCAAATAACCCTTTTTGGACCTGAGCACCATTCTTAATCCTTTGGGCCAAGGTTGACAACATCTCCAATGATACATCTCGGTGATTTTGTTTTTGAACATGGATATACGCTCGGGCTTTAAACATCTCACAAAGTTGTTTAATCTCATCATACCTTTTATCAAGGTATTCAAGACTATCGACGCAGTAAGTTTTAATAGTTCTCACTGATTGGTGATTATCTCTCTCCCCTTCAGGTTGGTCTTTTTTCCTTTTGAATACATACAACATATAGAAGTCTCCCGGTTCGGAAAAATTTAATAAGGATTTTACTACGTCAATATTATCTATCATATCTTTTATTTATTATCCATCCAATCAATTTTAGGACAGTATTTGTTATATTTTGCCTTTGCGAATTCCACCACCAAATAAGTTTTTTCTTCTTTTGGTTCACTCCATATTCTCCGACCATTCTCATCGTATTTTATCTTACGTTTTCGGTTCCGGTCTTTAAGAGCTGTAACACCTTCAATAACCCCAATCATAATTGATGCCATCCATAATATAGCACCTATTGTTCCCATAAAATCATAAAAACTATCTTTAGTTGGTAATATAAAAAACCAACCAATAAATGACAACATGCAAAAGATGAAGAACAATAAAAAATAAAACAACACTCCAATCCCAATACGCTTTCCGGTACTATTATCATTATATTCGTAATCTTTATCATAAAGTTCCATAACAATCGATGGAAGACCAACCAAAGAATAAGGGATTAACACTAACCAAGCTAACACCAATTTCCAAAAATAAGGACATAAGTTGTTTGGTAAAACATTTGTTCCGTAGAACCATCTGTACAGTTTTGAACTGATTGAATTCGAATTTAATTTCATATTTTTATATTTTTGACAAAGATAATACTTTTTTTCATTACACCAAATAAAAAACCCCCAAATTAAAAATAATCTGAGGGTTTTTATAATCCTTATTTTTTTTTATTCCATAAAATCGTTGTCATCGTAATCAAATTCACCAACTTCAGTGCCACCCATTTTTGTTCCATATGGGATGTCTTTTGGGTGAGATTCGTAACCTAATTCTTCACCATAAGAATTTGGGTGAAATCCAAGTCCGTGTTGGTAGGTACCAACAATTTTACCGGTTTCAATGTCTTTTACTAATCTTTCAGGTCGTTTTTTGGTGGTTTCATAATGAGATTGTTCTGAAATAACCTTTCCTGATTTATACCCAAAAAGGTATTTTATATCACCTAATTCTTCAGTTAATATTTTCTTATCCATTTTAATTGTTTTAATATAAATATAACGTATAATAAAAAACCCCCAAGTTTCCTCGGAGGTTATATGTAGGGTTGCCGGGTACCTAAACTGATTAACGACAATCAGACCATCGTTCGCGACCTGTAAGAGTCCAACGACTGATATTATACTATACTTACACTCAAATATCTATTGTGGCCCCGGAGAATTACGATATCCCGACTTCTACATTATGAGTGTAGCACTCTAACCTCTGAGTTACGAGACCTTAAATTAGGTTTTGGTGTAAACACCCTACACGACTTTAACCTAAAAAGTACACTGAGTAATTTAAAACCCTCAGCGGTTTAATTGTTAACCTATTGGTGGTGTTTTATATACCGACCAAACTTATCCACCCTCACAGAGAGTTTCTCCAATCTAAAGTTCCATTCTTTGAACTTTCCTAAGCCCGATTTTACTCTTGCTTGTTTAATCGCAGATTCTTCTGCCTTCTCACGTCCGTCTTCTGTTGTTTCAACAAAAAACGTGGGAGCCTGAACACCGTTTCTAACGGGAACTACTCTCCAAATTCTCAATTTCTGAGTCATAAATTTTAGCTAATAGCTAAAACTATGTGGAGTTCGGATTTTGGTTTTTCATATTGATAATTTACACATTTTCTAATTAAAAGAAATATTAAACATATGGTGGTCTATCACCTCACATTTTCAACGGGTCCAATTTTATGTGTGCCTCACTGGTTTACTTCTGCAATGTCACTTTAATGTTTAATATTACTTATTTTGGACAATTTTTATCATTTCCATAATCCCATAATTTTTACACCATTTTCTAACCGCATTATCACTAACATTATAATGACGACCAACGGATGTAAATGTCTTGTGTTTCTCAAAAATTTCCAATAATTCAGGAACTTTTGGGATTATGTTATTTATTCTTTTTCCTTCATAATAACACTCAATAGAACAATATTTTTTACTTTTTCCAGTATATTCTCCGTTACAAGTTAAACATTGTTTAATTTCTTTTTCCTTTGGTGGTAATTTAACTAACTCGGCATTTGTTAAATTATTTAACCACTCTATGGATGGTTCTGATTTTTTTGTTTTTACATTTTTACCTCGATAATTATTAGTCATAGCGTGACAATTAGGGCATAATATTTGTAAATTATTTAATCTATTATCATTTGAATCACCATTTATATGATGTAATTCTAATTTAATTGGTTGTTCCATCCATTGTGATAATCCACAACATTCACAGGTTTTAGTTTTTAACCCGTCTTCAATTAATCGTTTTCTTAAATTATGACTCCCATAAACAGAACCTTTAATTAATATTTTATCCAAACTCATTGGTGGGATAACTTTTCTATATCTATCACCCTGATTCCAACCTTGTCCGGTAAAATGGGATGTATCAATATTAAATTCTGTAATTTTATTTCTGAGTGTTTTATAATTTCCACCAGCAGCAATAATCCCTAATTTTTTACAAACTTCAGATATTGACAACGATTCTTTAATAACTTGTTCTAAACTCTCTTTTGTGTGTTTATATTTCATAATGTTCCTTTATTATAAATATCTCGAACCTACACAAAGTTTAAGTTTTTTAATTATTTTTTACGATTACCTTTTTGTACCCGGAGAGGGACTTGAACCCTCAACCCCCTTACGGAGGACTAGATTTTAAGTCTAGCGTGTATACCATTCCACCACCCGGGTAGTTGTTGATAAGGTGGGTTTCGAACCCACGGACTCTCGGCAGTTACCCACCGAGTGTTTCGCCAACAAAACTTCTTACCAATCCTTCCACCAATGAGATTATTTTGGTGTAGATGTCCACAGTTTTTCTATTCAAAACCCATCGCGTCTTACCGCTTAAAAGTCAACAACTACTCGGAGGGATTGTTGTCAGTTCCCTTTATTCCGACAGACCCCCTCTGTAAAACCGTATGAGGCGTCAGCTACATCATTATTTCGAACGATGCCAAATCATTGAGTATCTCTATCTCATTTGTTGTTAGAACAGGAATCGAACCCGTGCTCTGCCGAAGATACCCCACTTTCGTGAATCGACGACCAAATACTACCACTATATCATCTAACAATTGAGGTTCCTGTCAGAATCGAACTGACTCTATTCGGGGTTACAAAACCCGTGCACCACCTTTTATGCGTAGGAACCCTGTTGCAGAGTATTTTTTTTAAGTAGAAGTCAACTCTGTCTCTTAAACTACTAAAAGAAACTGTCCAAGGTCTATCCTGCTTTCGCTGTCCAGATTTTTCTCTGTTTCTTTTAACATCATCACTTCGGCCACATTGGGAGAACCGCAGTTCCCACGTTGTTTAAGGAGGTAGTTTGGCGGTGTATCACACCGAGTTATGATAATGTATTTGTACCCCCGGTGAGAGTCGAACTCACAAAACTCTTCATCCTAAGTGAAGCGGCTTTCCCGTTTGCCCACGAGGGTATTATTGTATCCTTATCGGGATTCGAACCCAAACGACAAATTTAGAAGATTTGTATGCCAATCCATTACATCATAAGGACGTTTTTTTTTTTGAGACGATAGTCGGTCTCGAACCGACCTTATTCCACATTGGAAGTGTGGTGCCATACCTACTAGGCGATACCGTCATTTTTTGGGTAGATTCAGACTAGTACTGTCTACCGGGACCTCAAGTTTGAATTTCTTCAGGGAATTGAGACACATTCGTAGCAGGTGCTGGATTCGAACCAACGACCTAGAGGTTATGAGCCTCCCGAGCTACCTCTGCTCTAACCTGCAATTTATTTGTTTTTAGTAGCGAAGTACAGGTACCGCCCCTGTCTTATGTCAAGTTTATGAGACTTGCGGAAACTCTATGCCCCCCACTCGCGATGTATTATTTAATTGCGGTCCCGGAGGGTTTCGAACCCTCATTTTAGAGCAGTGACAGTGCAATTCCCCTACCAATGGGGCTCACAAGACCAAAATTTTCAATTCAAAGGTGACTATCCTATAACAATTGAAGGAGAAAGAACCGTGTTTCCCGGGTAGTGACTTCCCGTATTCTGTCTTTCTGTTTTTTGTGGAACTGACGGGGGTCGAACCCGCATACCTTCTCGTTGCAAACGAGCTATTCAGCCAATTGAACTACAGCCCCAATTATTCGTCTTTCCGAATCGTCAACATTGTGTAATTAGGGGACACGTTGCTCATAACCCTTGTACTGCCACGGAGAATCGAACTCCGATTTTATGGATGAAAACCATATATCCTGACCGTTAGATGATGGCAGCTTATGAATAACCAATATTTCAATTAACTTGTTTCTTTTTGATGGTACAAAGATAATGCTTTATTTCATTCTACCAAACTTTACTCTTCTTTTTTTTCTTCTTCGACTAAAACATTTTTTAATCCGTAGGTTACTCCCAATATCGGTGAGTAATCCATAACCAACTCTTCTCTAATCATACCTGTTATTATTATTTTTAGTTATTGTATCAATATATTTTTTACCTGCGAGTATCAATACCAGTAAACATACCAACAATCCACCCATTATGACCAATATTTGTTCTCCTGTATATTCTTCCATAACTTTAATTTGATTTTCTCCAATTATTGGTGTTATAAATACAAAATTGTGAACCCACTTGGGCGTTTCTCCAATCATTCGGGTATAGATAAAATAATTTATCATCTCCGGTACATTCATTTCTAATTACAACAGAATAATCTCTCACTCTATTACTAATTACTAGCCCACAATTACAACTCACATATCCATCAACAGAACAAGATAAGAATAGTGGGATGGACATAATTAAAATTAATTTTTTCATAATCCTTTTATTTGTTACAAAGGTAATACATTATTTCATTCTACCAAATAAAAACAAAAAAAAAATCCACCTTTTTTGAAGATGGATTTTTAAATATTTTTTTTTACTTAAATATATATCATACCATCTCCTTCCAAGTCGTATCTCTACCCTCAGTTCCCGCTATCGTAAGTAATATGTTTAAAGTTTGCATTTTCTGTGTTATTGTAATTTCTAATAAATATACACCTTTTTATAAAAGTGTCAAGTATTAATTATTTATTTTCTATAAGTTCATCTAAAACAGCCGGAATGTATTGTTTAAACAATTTAATTGCATTCATTTTAAGTTCAATCATTTCCTTAATATTGTCAGATAATTTTTTAATCTTATCGTATTCATCCGGAGTTAATAAGAACACTTCTTTTGGTATAGTGTTATATGTCTTCCCTATAATTGGACTTGTTATTTCAATAATATTGGTATCTCCATCGTAATAATACGGTGTTAACCCCTGAGACTTAAATTTAAGTAAACTCATTGGAGTTATATCAAAATCTAATATTTTTCTATTCTCCGGAAGTTTTGGTTTATCCATCATTTCTTTGTGTTGGTTTAATATATCGTCTTTTTCTTCTTCGGTAATTATAAATTTTCTCATACTAATAAATATCTTAACATAATGAATTACTATTCAAATACATTTTTTTTTAAACCGGTATAGATAATATTGTTTTAACAATTATCGGAAATGGATAATTTCTTCGAGGTGAAGGTATTTTAATCATAAGTAATATTATTAAAAAAGTTTAACAACCCCGCCCTCGGGTCGTAGCGGGCTACATGGGAATTCCGGAATTCGTCGTGTTCGTCACCGGCGTACTAGTCCTTATCTATCCTTTACCGTATTACTACGGTGCTACTATTGGGAGGTCACCCCTATCAACACGCTAGTCCATTAATTTTTTAG